GTGGCTTCTGTTTCTATCAGCTGTCCCTCCTGTTCAGCTACTGACGGGGTGGTGCGTAACGGCAAAAGCACCGCCGGACATCAGCGCTATCTCTGCTCTCACTGCCGTAAAACATGGCAACTGCAGTTCACTTACACCGCTTCTCAACCCGGTACGCACCAGAAAATCATTGATATGGCCATGAATGGCGTTGGATGCCGGGCAACCGCCCGCATTATGGGCGTTGGCCTCAACACGATTTTCCGCCATTTAAAAAACTCAGGCCGCAGTCGGTAACCTCGCGCATACAGCCGGGCAGTGACGTCATCGTCTGCGCGGAAATGGACGAACAGTGGGGATACGTCGGGGCTAAATCGCGCCAGCGCTGGCTGTTTTACGCGTATGACAGGCTCCGGAAGACGGTTGTTGCGCACGTATTCGGTGAACGCACTATGGCGACGCTGGGGCGTCTTATGAGCCTGCTGTCACCCTTTGACGTGGTGATATGGATGACGGATGGCTGGCCGCTGTATGAATCCCGCCTGAAGGGAAAGCTGCACGTAATCAGCAAGCGATATACGCAGCGAATTGAGCGGCATAACCTGAATCTGAGGCAGCACCTGGCACGGCTGGGACGGAAGTCGCTGTCGTTCTCAAAATCGGTGGAGCTGCATGACAAAGTCATCGGGCATTATCTGAACATAAAACACTATCAATAAGTTGGAGTCATTACCGGATTCATCATGCAGTTTGTCATTCGCCGTTGCCATTATTGCCACCAATCAGGTTAGGCGCGCCGTTACGAATAGCGTCAATGACAGTTTCAGGGTCGTCAGCAGGATCTATCAGGTCAAGCCTCTGCAGAGCTCTGACCATATCAGTGTCGCGAATCGCACCGTACTGCCAGGCATTGACGATTGCCGTTACCATGCCGGATTCTGCGACTTTGGCGATAAACTCCTGATTGATGCTGTAACGATATTCCTCGCCTTTTATGCCGAGATATCTGGCGCACCAGCCGAGCGCCAGCGTATAGGCCTCCGAGACATTGGAAACGCAAATGCCGAGCACCGATGTGGATGCGGTTTGCTCGCCGCTGGATTGCGTGGCGGTTTTAACCGCGCCGTTCTGCTCGATAAGCCGGGCGCCAAGCTGAACAGAATAATCACGCTTACTGTCCATCGCCTCTTTAGCCAGGGTGTTTGGTTGCGCCTGAGCATAGGTAAAACTCCCCTCATTCGGCAGCAGGAATGGAGAACGAGAACCGACACGAATTCCCTTATCCTGCAGCCAGTCACGCCAGGCGGTATCAAGCCCGGAAATCACCGGCTGAACCTGACCGCAGAAAAATACGCTGTCTTCGTAATCCGCCGAATTTCGATAATGACCAAGGTTAATTTCAACGAGGGCGGCTAAAGGCGACTCGTCGATGCTGGGATCGTTATTTTGTGCACCAACGAAGGTAAAGGGGATTTCATCCCAAAAATCCTCACCTTTAGGCTTCGGGTGATACTCAGAATCGACGGAAAAAGAGCCTGCGTCAGCTGACTTTCGCCATACCCGGCAGACAAACTTTCCGTTCTCCAGAGCCAGTTCGCGATACTGGATTTCATCCTCGTACGCAAAACCATCTTCCTTTTCCATGCATTCACGTAAAACCACCAGCACCAGTTGATCACGTCCATTGATGCGTTTGGTGCGCCAGTTAATGATGCTTTCCGCCTGATAACGAAGGATGATCGCCTCGTCGGTCTCAGCTGCATAATCCGTATAAAGCCCCTCGCGCGCGGCCTCCAGAATATTTTCTGTAACCTGCTGGGACTGCTGATAAATGCTGGCACCAGCACCATCGGCGTTGTCACGAAGATAATTCAGTTTATCCGGCGCGGTCATGGTCGGGTCTTTTCTGAATGCCAGCCCCAGTAGACCCACTTTTGTATTGCCCGTTATCGCGTAGAAAACGGCGCGCTGAATGTAATCAGCATTGCGCTTTTTATTGCGTGCAGACTTATCGGACGGATCCAGAAAAGGGAGGTATTCATTCCCGGCGGCCTTTACAGCATCAGCCCCTTTGCACACGTCACGAATTTTTTTCCACACGGGCATCGCCGCCCTGACCTCAGGGCGAACATAAGTAATATCGTTATTGGCCATCAGAATGTCGTGTCCAGTGAAATAGAGAATGCAGGTCGAACGATTGGGAATTGCTTCACAATGAAGTAACCAGCGCCATCGTTGGGGTGATCGTTATCGCTCTTTTTATCCGGCTCGCCGTTTTTATCCCACACCTGTTGTTCCAGGCAGTCGGCATAGACCGGGCAACGGGCCACATTCACCTTGTACCGGCGATCACCATTACCATTACAGAACATGGCGTTCATGGAGTTGATGCGGTCCTTTACCGGCGGGTTAGCATCATCAACGATGACGTTAAATCCGGCCTGTCGGAGCTGCTCAATATCTGTTTTGCTGGCGTTGTTTGATTTCCTGGAGTCACCAGAGGCATCCGGGTAAATATAAATCTCGCGGACCTTGCGGTAGTCACCGTCGGCATACAGCCAGAAACGTTCCTTGATGATGCGTATCATGTCTGGCGTATCGTAAGCGTTGATAATCTCTGTTACCGCGTGTGGTAAGCCGAGCCGCAATACATGGACGATCCCGGCCATCTTCCCGACGTTGAAATCCATCCCGATATACAGCGCTTCACCTGGCTGCTCTTCCTCACTGGAATTATTCAGCACTCTGTCGAACTGATGATAAATGGTGCCGCTGGTCAGGTTAGTAAACTGGCCGTTCAGATATGCCTTGATCAATTCCGGCGGGTAACTCGCCAGAAGCGAAGGAATATAGTCATCCGGCAGGTTCTTTTCGTTGTCGAATGTCGAAGCCTGTACCAGACCATACATCGACCTCAGTTCAGGCTTTTCCCTCACAGCCTTAACAAACTGGTTATAGACGAACTTAAATCCTTCAGGTGTGGTAGTCACGTCAATGCCATTACGCAGACCATCAACTTTATAACGCATACGCGCGATTATTTTTCGCCACGCCTGACGCGCCTTATCCGCTTTCAGAACGTCGAGTTCATCCACCAGCGCATTGCCGATTTTAAAGCCTACTATCGTGTCGGGCTTTTCCATCGACCGACAAATTGTCGTGCCGCGGTACTGGCGCCCACTGTAGAAATGGACCTCTTTGTTGCTTTCAACGATTTTGACTTTCAGTCCCCAGTCGTGAGCAACTTCTTCCACCGTGGGGTAGAAAATATCGCGGATCTGAGGATAAGTCGGGGCAAAGTAGCCCTGGTTTATTTTGGGGAACTCCCAGAACCCTTTGCATATTCCACCGCAGCCAACCCATGTCTTACCGGATCCAAAACCAGCTACATAGGCTTTGAACTTCTGCTGCATAGCCAGAAAACGAGCCTGGGGAACGTTAAGCGTCGGAGCTATCGCCATCCTCTTCCCTCACTCGCGCATCGACTACGTTGATATTGATCGCAACTGGCGTTGGTTCGTCATCTTCTGGGTCAGCGGCCAGCTCTTTACGGAGCTTGTCGATCTCCAGCTGCCGGCGCTCGATTTCAATCTGCTGTAGACGCTGGGCGAACTCACTGTCAGCCAGGCCGAGACGTTTCATCACCGCCTCGTACATGCGCTCACGGCTGATGGCGGTTATCTCAACGCCATTCTTACCAAGCTTCACACCGGAATAGGCAAGCGCAGCATCCGGCGCCAGCTTGCGCGTATCGGCGAAGAAAGGCTGGCCGATGCCATCACCATTACAGCGAGGACATTTCGGGTTAGGCGAGCTGGTATGGTCGTAACCGTAGCCGCCTCTGTCGTTTGGCTCTTTCCCTTTCTTCGCTAAAGCCTCAGCCAGCTTCTCTTCGAACTCAACCGCATCGCGCCATTGATACTGGTGACCGAAGCCCCAGCAGTAACGGCAGCTCCCGCGGCGATACTGAGAAAGTTGGTTGGCGTCGAATGTTGCCAGCCGCCACATCTGCTCAAGCACTTCATCAGCGCTGCCAAGCGTGCGCACAATGGATGCTTTCTGCTGCTGCGCAATGGCCTGCGCAACTGAAGTTTTCTGAAGCAGCTGATAGCCAATTTGTTCAGCTGTCTTCTTGCTGTACCCGGCACGGATAGCGGCCTGTGTGGCGTTGTTGTCCTTCAGGTATTCCGCGACAAATGAACGTTGTTGATCGGTGAGGCCATCATCATCCACCAACTCTTCTGCGCACTTTTCCTTTTGCGCAGTGCGCAGTTTCTTCTGCGCAGGTTTTTGCGCAGTGGGTTTCTTGATGTATCGGCGGGCGGTAGCGTAATTCAGTCCCTGCGCTTCACACCAATCCTTCGGTGATACGCCGGTTGCGGCATGATCGGACAGGAACCGTTGCTGAAGCTCGCCCCAGTCCGGTTTTGCCATGGATTATTCCTATTTAACGTGAGGGAGAAAAAGGAATTACTGATTCTCCATAAAATATTCACTTTTATGTTTTGGAATTAAGGCTCTTTAGTTCAGGAGTTATTATGAAAAGAATTATGCTTGCTGTTTTTGTGATCTGTGGTGCGCTGTCACTTTCAGGATGTATCCTTCCCCCTGGTCCCCATGGAGGCGGACATGGTGGAGATCACTTCCATGGTCCTGAGCATCGTTAATCGCCTGAGGGCTTTCATTTTACAAATGATGAAAAAGGCCGCAAAAATATGCGGCCTTTAGTTACTACCAGCTAGCGTATAAAGAATCTCTCAGGAGCCACCCGGGAGAGGTTCATCTATACGGCTAACTGACCTCTGCCGTTCTGGTGTTGGCAGGCAGAGACGTTATGAGAGTAGTGAGTATTTCAAAATTCACCGGGATAAACAGACAATGATGTCAGTTACCCCGTGTAACTGGTAATTGGTGATTGATTGAACTGTCAGCTCAGACGATTTGTCTGATGGTCATTATCACAGGCACTCTATGAACGCCTGCTGTAATGCCTTAGCTGATCTGCTCAGCGGCAGTATCAAACAGCGCCAGCGCTTCGGTCGCTTCCTGGATTGCCTTACGGGTCTTCGAGACTATCTCACTTTCCGTGAAAACACGATCGAAAGAGTCAGCGAATAGCTCAGACTTCAGATAGCTGTCGCCTACCCAGTCAATGGCCAGCTTGGCCGCTGCGGTGTCATAATTAACTTTCTTGATTATATCTAGGCGGATTTGCTCGGATGCAGTGATCTCTGACATGTCTTACCTCTGTGCGATGTGGGGAGTATTATCGAAGCCGCACGGTAGCGGCACTGATCGAATATCAGGATGTTACAAAAAGTAACGCTCGCTTATCTTTGAGTTTCCACACAGCAAAGTAAGGAGCTTTTATGTCTGTTGATAATCAGAAACTTTTCCAGAAAATCGTCGAGGAGCTGGAATCACTTAAAGGTGAGACCGAGGTACTATCTATCGCTATATCTTGCCTCTTCAGCGAGATGTCATCAGATAGCGCCAGTAAAGTGAGGGTTAAATTCACAAAGGCCGTGAATGAACTAAACACCCTTAAGCCAGCAGCAGCTCCTAGTCGAAGGAGGTCGCGTCACGACGTGTATTCAAAAGCGCTGTCAATGATGACCAAGCCTGAATAATTTCGGCATCAAGGTTGCTAAGGAATACGCTTCGGGCATCCTGCGTGTTCCTTTCCTCTTCTGGCTTTAATGCTGCCGGCACTGCGTTAGAGATGTTGATCGGCAGGCTGAGGCTTCTCAGTTCTTCTTTGAGCAGGCGAACCTTTTCGATTACTGAATCAATGGCGTTGTCATCAATTTCAATTACGAGTTTTCGTTCTTTCATAGATACTCCGTTCCGGGCATAAAAAGTCCCGCTATTGCCAGTCATCACGATTGAAAGTTGCCACAGAGTAGCGGGCAACATTTCTCCGCTATACTGTTAAATAGCCGAGCTCAACAGAACAGGAACGAAAATATGATCGATCATTACTATGTAACTCATGCTCAACTCCTGGCGCTGAGAAACGTTGTTGCTTTTATTGTGCAAACGATGCCTGAAGAACAAAAAGAGAGTGTCCTTCAGGTTTTGAAAAAATTTGCTGAAATAGAATTAATAGATGGTATCGACGCGCCGCCTACGAGTGATATCACCCCGAAAACAGTTGAGAAGTTAAATAAAGCCTACAAGGCAATCTTCAATGACATTATCGATCTTTCAACGCCTGGCAGGAAATCTGCTTCAGCAAGCTACCTGCAATAGCTCTCGACCTTATCTCCATGATGGCCAGAACGTTCTCGTCTGGCCCTTTCTCAAGTTTGCTCAGTCGAAATTCAATATTCTTTGCCTTGGTCATCGCGTAACCCTGCCGGTTAGTTGCGGGCAGTTAGCCTGCACTGATTTGTTTTGCGCCAGGATGTCACGCTTGGTCTGCTTATCCAACACATCGATATCGTGGTCAGTCAGGTAGATGATCCGCACCCAGCTGCAGGCCGTGTCAACGACTACCGGGGCGGGTAAACTTTTCGCGCAACTCCCGATCAACATCGTCATCGCCCATACGCTTAACGTCTTCCTGTACATCGCTGGCCCCTTTCGTGACTTCAGCACGGCGTTCTGCCGCGGCGACAGTAGCAGCGGCGTTCTCTTCGGTACGTTGCTGATCAGCTTTGGCTTTCGCCTTACTGGCCCCGCGAGCATGACCAATGCCGAACGCGCCAGCAATAGCACCCAGGATGACGACCACCAGTCCCGCGATAATTTCAAAGCTCATTGCTGCTCCTTCAGTTCGTCGGCCTTTTCTTTCAATGCTGGCTGGCGTACGTATTGCGATAGTACGGCCAGCACCACCAGCGCAGGGCTAATCAACGCAACGATATTTGGCGGCAGGATGTTTTTGATATCCGGCGGCAGCACCGCCCAGGCGTGCAGCGCAGCATCCGGGAACGACTGCGCCCATACACCAACCAGCGCGCCGATAGCTCCCAGCTTTACAGACCACGTTTTCAGCAGCAAGCTGGCATGCCCTACGAACTCCAGCCGGGTATATTTGCGCAGAAGTAACAGAACGAGCACAGCCACCAGCACAAGCAAAGCGAAAATGATCATCTTCACAGGACACGCTCCTTAACCCAGCCGTAGAGAAAATCCTCGTTGGCTTCGCGGCCCTCCGCCAGTTCGAGGTATCTGGCACCCTGGCTGCAGTTCAGCGCACGCAACAGAACCTGTTCACCCTCTTTCCCGCGGGCGGAAAGATATCCCTTAAGCGCAGTGATGGTTCGGGGGCCAATGGCGCCATCCGGGATCAGATCGGGATACAACTTCCCACGCATGTTAAGGGCAGTGAGCCAGCGCTGGAAAAACTTACTTGCAACCGATGGCCCCATGTTCACGCCAGTGTCGCAAAGCTCATCTGCCAGTAACGTAGATAAACTTGCCACCTGATCGAATCGGGGGCCGGTCCAGTAATCGCTGAGCAGAATTTGCTTTGCTGTTTCCCTGGGCAGGTTTCTCATATCACCGGTGTAACCATGTGCTCGAGCTGTGGTCTGCGTGATGCCCCAGCGGGTCGGCCCGCCTTTATCCGACGGATGATCGACATAACCGCCCTCTTTGCCGAGGATCCCCTCGATAGCCTGGTCTGCTGTCATTGTGCTTTCACTCCGGTGATTCGTTCCCAGAAATACGTGAGCGCTACGGAACCCATAGCACCACTGATACCGGCAGTGGCCAATATCATGTAAATACTCAGCCCACCTTCAATGCTGATGAGCCCACCAATGACCCCGGTAAAAGCCGAAACCACAATTTGCGCAAAAGCATTTATCCAGCTCCATTTTGCTTTGCCCTGCTTCACATCCATCAGGAATCGGACAAGGCCGCCCCAACCAGCAATGATCAGCAGAGCCAGCCAGGTGATTCCGGCCATGCTCTCTTTGTCTTGCATATGCTTTGCCATAGTTTCACCTCCGGGTTAACGGGGTGCTGTGAGTTTGATAAGGATCAGGACCGGCGGGAGGAATACTCATCAATGGTGATTCCGGGTACCTGAAAGAAAAAAACCACCTGTGCGAGGTGGTTGGGAAATTCAATACGAGCTATGTATCAGTGGATAGTGTATGGTTGCGGACCATTCATCAGGAAATGTCATATGCAACAACGCAAAAACTCAAAAAACAATCGCAACTACCTCATCAAATGTACCTGCCCTAACTGCATCAACCAATCAGAACATAGTTACACCCGTGTCCAAAAAGGTTCTGCGCTGATGTGCCCCCACTGCAGTAAGATTTTCACTCAAGACAAACTCCCTCTAGCTTAGGCTTTACGTAATCATAGTATCGGTAAAGCATCCACTGCTGTGCCCGTATTGATTAGAAAAGTGAGTCCGTTAGCTAAATTCCGCCAAGACTGGTATAGGCCTACAGACTGAACTTTTGACGTGCAGGGCCCCAGAAGACAGCAGGCCTACCGTAATGGAAGGCCTTAAGGGGTTATGCTGCATGTGGGGTGCCAGATAACGACAGGTAATTCTTCGGTCAGTCATCATGGCTCGCTCTGAGGATTCACATCTTAGTGTTTACCCCTTCGCCAGCCAGATGAAGGTATAGCTTTTTTTGATTTTTCTTTTAGCTGGTTACGAGCAAAAAGAAGCCCGCTGAGAGAGGCGGGCTGAAGTTAGCATTTCAAGGAGCAACGGTAAGAGCGCGCCTGATTGTCCGAGCTACCGATTTACCAGGATGCATTTGTTTTTACCGTTACGTTCTTTAAACATAGAAGGGTAACTGTAAACAGTAAACCCAACATGAATCTTAAATATGTTTAGTGGCAGTGTGGTGCCGGGTGCCTCCCGGTGAGCATGCCCCAGTCGGCATGGCCCGCGCTGCATTTACAGGTTTCTGTAACTGACTGGTCGCCCCTCCGCATAGGGGGATTCACCACATCAATACGTTATGCTGTAAACATAGCTAGCGGCAATACACTCTGCATACATTGCTATCGAAGAGCGACTAATCACAGGCATAAAAAACCCGCATTTTATGCGGGTTTCTGCTTTGCAGCTTGGATTATCTGAATGCTGAATTCAGAGAAACTTCAGCATCCGGTTCGTGCGTAATTCTGTTTCTCAGATCCCGGCGAATTATCTCAATGGACCAGAACCACACCAGGTGTCCAAATATTTCAGAAACGTTTTCATACCATGGTAGTTCGAACAACGGTGGGGTTAGGCCCATAAGCGGAAACGAAATCATATGGACAAACAGTTGTGCGAGTGCACCAGCAAGCAAACCCTGCCACAGCTTAATTTTTGGAAACACCTCGGCAACTACACAATACCCAACCGCGAACACGATGGAGAATATGATATGTGTTACGCCTACCCAGTTAAACACATGTCCGGCGAAGGTATAGACAGCCGCATTTGGATCGGCCAGCCCTAACCAATCACGCAGAAAAATATAAGGAGGGTTAAGGAAGTTTCTGGAGCAATCAATCTGCCCGGCAACTCGAATTAATGACTCTGGTCCACAGGCACTGGTAAACATATCGACAGGACTACGCGGTGGTAATGGTACTTCAGCACCCCATTTAACAAATGCTGAAACCACCCCAGAAATAAGCCCGATAAACAATGCAACACCATAATGCCGTCTGCGAGGTTCGGTTCGCACAAAAATATCTTTTAACGCCATAAAGCCATCACTTATAAAGAATATTTACAGTTCCTTAATATTCCTTAAGTTTGGCGCATGGCATTTTGATTCAGATCACACTTTATAGCCGATTTCAGGCATTTGTTTTCAAAAACACAAAACCCTGCAGTAGCAGGGTTTATATGAATGTTTTCGCTCAGGGGCTTTATTCCACGATTTAAAATATACACGACAACTTCGGACAAAATCAAGCATCGTGCGCTTAAAATGCAAAATAATGCGCCCATTTACTCAATCAGCTGTTGCTCGTTGAAACTCTTCATCTGCCCTCTTCTCTTCCCTCCAGCATAGGTCCACCAGCGCATCGCAGAAAGGTTTCCAGTTGCGCGTCCATGTTCTGATGTGCAGGTCTGGGATAAGCGTCAGAATCGCTTTATAAGCAGCAGTAGACGGCATCGCTGAAAAGCCATCCCCCGAACAGCGTTCACAGATTTTATATACCGGTGCTCCCTGCTCTTTTGTCGCTTTGCGGTCCAGAACCCGGCCAGAACCACCACAGCGGCAGCGAGCATTTATTTTCCCCTTACCGTCACAGGCTTCACATTTAGCGCTTATGCTGGCTGTTACTTCAGTCCACTTATCCCAGTCGGAAGGACGGACAGCACGGGATTTTTTAGCCCAATATGGTGCTTTGCCCCACGGATTAGAAACTTTGCGTTCCGTGGTAGTGGTTTCAATCTTTCCGGTGCCACTGCATACCTTGCAGACTCCCGTTGTTTGCGCGGACCGGGAATACTCCGCAAAAGCAAACTGCGCTAAAATCAGGCAGCAGCGCCCCAGCTCTTTACCCGCTGTTTTGCGTACGTTCTTCGGTGCGGTTTCAATCGCATACCGCGCTAGCGCCTGGACGGCCAACTGCTCATCTGTCTTGCTGATGCCAGTCTTTCCAAAGAACGCTGCCAGTCCGAATCTTGCCCTGCTGCTTGTCACCCCAATACCAGCCATAACATCCGTACCGTTGAGACGGTCAGGTGATGTGCTTTTCACATCGTCGCTGATGTGCATACCCTGAGGGCTGAAATGTTTTAAGGATGCTTCAAGTTTCATGCTTTCAGTAACCCCTCTTTTTTCCATATAGCCAAAGTTCTGAGCACGCCTTCGGCATGCATCAGGCGCAGTTCGTCGCGGGTGTAATCGGTGGTTCTCTTTCTGCCATCAATGAGATCGTGGCAAGCACTGCAGGCAATAGCGCCCTGTGTATCGTCAGGCTTGCATCCTGTGCCGCACGTACCCGCCAGGCGGTAATGCGCCAACACGCTGGTTTCCGGGTTGCCGTTGCAGTAACCAGGGATCCGCACTGTACATTCGCGACCTCGGGCCGCTTTGCGAAGGTTCGCCATACTCACCCCCACATCCTGTTGCGCCAGCGAGAGTCTGGCCGAGGCGGATTTTTGTCCTCCACCAGCTGCGCGCTGACGGTCCATGTCATAAAGTCAGGGTTTAAGCTTCGTTCGACCTTTACGCCCCGCTGACGATATCTCGCTACCAATTCGTCGGCCTGCTGCGTTGTGCATTCGAGATGGTGAAACCATGAGTGTTTCATCGGCATCACCCCGCGAAGCTTAAAAGCTGGTTGGCGGCGTTCTCAGCTTCCTGCAGGCTGTTGAATGAACGAGAGAGGATCCACCGCCAGAGAACATCCAGCGATGCTTTGTACAGTTCCTGGAACTCGCATTCGTCCATGCTTGCGAAAGAAATGCTGCGAGGGTGTTTTTTCAGCGTGCCGTCCGGCAGCTGTATGGCGTCATAGTGTCCGGCTTCAACGATGACCCACGCCCGGTAAGCATCGAAGGATTTGCAAATACTGATATAGCCGGATCGCTTCTCAGCTATCCGGTCGAGATATTGCCCGGCGGCATCAAGCAACGCCGATTCACTCCCGCCATATGCAGCAAGGTATTTGGCGTAACCTGTGATAAGCCTGCGCTCGTTAGACGAAATCGCCCCGCCGGTAGGTTCCCAATATTCAAAGCCGAGATTGAGTAAAGCAAAGTAACGGCGGTGAAACGCCGGATTGCGGACAAGCTTATAATCGGCTTCCAGAACGGATCCGAGCTTGCATTTTGATTGCAGAAAATCACTGGTCTCCGGCGTCGCGGGGATCAGGATACCTTGAGATTGTTTTATTAAGTGCAATTGCGCCATGGCTTCTCTCCGTGGCGCAGTAGGTAACGGTTGTTCAGGCCGTTGATTTCATATTATCAGAAGGTGGGAGAACTCGGTAGCCAAGTCGTTCCGCAAATTTCATAAATCCGTTTAGAGTAAAAACTTCTTCTTCGGGCAATAAAGGTCGCATTGAAATTATGCCATTAACCCTGTAAATCAGATGCCTTCCTTCGGCCGGGAAGCTACAAATAATGGTGCCATCCGATCTCCTGACGACATCGTACCAGGAATGATTAGTAGGAACCTCAATACCATCACTCACACTACCCCCTGAGCGACATACAGACGCAAATAAAAAGTCCGGTGACAGCACGCTCATTGCGAAGCTTTGGGAAATGCCAGCCACCAAAAGGTGAATCAGTAAAACCAGTCGTCCGCGCTTTCCCACGTCTCTTGCAGGATTTGTTCAACGCGTTTTTTATCGCCATCAGCGCCACCCAAAACGCTAAGGCCATCGTTGCTTGTGCGTCGAATGGTTAATTTGCAATCATCATAAGACTGGGACAAGCGGCGCAGCAATTCTTGCTCAAGCGCAGGTATGGCGCCATCAGGGAGTTTTTTATGTTTATCAATTGTGACTTCAACTTTCATGGTTAGCACCTCACATGGATACTGTATAAACAAACAGTATACCGGTTGTGTGAAATGTTCAACCCCTCTGCCGCACTTTTTGCCAACACCATGCTTATGTTTAGATTGATGTTTTTCCATAATAAAAAACCCGACGAAGCGGGTTTTATCATACTGCAATGTCTTTTTTCAGGCACATATCCGGTATATTAGCCCTCACCGGCGCCTCAGCATACTTCGGAGTTACCTAAACGGTAGGGATTTGACGACAAACGCCCTTTTCAAGGTCTTACCAGACTAAATTTTATTGTATCCCGATATATCCCTGGATGGCCTGGCACAAACTTACACTTTTTAATAGCAACCTCAGTTTCCCTGAAGAAAACCTCATCGCCCTTAATGTCTACTGAGTACACTTCGCCTTTATCATTAACCCATGCTGCATAATCGACACGCCCTTCAGTTCTCATTGCCTGAGCCTTGACTGGCATCACTGGCGTGGGACAACTTATACGCGAAGGTGCTATTTCTTGTTTATTATCAAGAGCAAACACCACGGTTGATATAAGGGAAGCACAAACCAGAAGTGATGTTTTTTTCATAAACGATACCAACTGTTGTTTTCCATACGTCCAGAGTTCACTAATACGCATTTTGCATGCAACGCCGGAGAACGCAAGGTCAACGTTAACCTTGTTCTGCTCGTCTTTCGGTTTGGCTGCAATGCTCCACTTCGACATACCCCCCCCTCGGTTGATGGAGGGGGTTATAATTTATTTTTGTTCGTAAGGGTCGCCTTTCATAAGCAAACTTTCGGGTATGGGTTGAGGTTTTAACCTGTCAATAAGAGCATTAATCTGTACTGAATCTGTTGATGCCCCGATGGCAACTGCATATGTTTTCCCATCAAACTTATGTTGAATAACGTCAAACACTAGGACTGGTCTAACTATAACTGGCTCATTGGCAGACTCAACCGTTAACTCAGTAACCCTTAATTTATCTCTTGGATAATCATACCGTTTAATTTGCCCTGTTAGACCTTTTCCTATAAGCAAAAAATCGACTTCCATAAATCCTCCGCATAGTAGGCAGCTGCCCATTTATGCTGACCACATTAGCATTTGGTTTGAATAAAAACATGCGACAGACAATGATTTATCGGCTATTACGTCAAATCTGATGCCTCCTGCGGGGCGGTTGCGAGCATGGCGGCGCGGCAGGTTTTCTCCACCCACTCCAGATACTTCTCTTTCACCCCTTCATCCAGTCCGCCGCAATCGACGAGATTAACAACCAGTTCGTGAGCCAGTTTTTTGAAATCCGGTATTACCGGCGCTGGCTGCGCGTGGCGATAGAGCGTGAGGAACTCTGCATTTTCCCCAGCATTCTCTTTGAGGAATGAGAACTCGTTTTCGGTAAGCTCTTGCCAGCCTGTGGTTAAGCCGTTGTAGGGATTGCGCTCCCGGTACAATATCACCGGCTCGCTGGCCTTTTCGGCCAGCGCCATACGGGCCAGTTCTTTGCTTTCGCCATGCTTCAGGAATCCATCTTCAGCGATTTCCTGCAGGCGCTCTCTGGTTAATTTGCTGGTCATTAGTTAAGCCCTCACCCAGCCTTTGGATGTACTGCGGATTTTTCCCGATTTACGTAACGCCTGAAGCCGGCGATCGAGAATGCGGAAAGGTTCTGGCTTATTCTCATCCTTTGCGATGCGGCTGCATTCTTCTGCTACATCCATGACGTACAGGCTGGAAAATGGCATAGGATGCGCATCAATTTTGCTCATTATTTTTGAGTCGAGTAATTCATATTTGGTCATTGGTTGGCTCCTTCTAACGCCGCTGCTATCTCTTCGAAAAAGCCATCTCGGGTATGGCTGGTCATTGCTGGTAAAAATACGGACATCAGCCTGTTTGTGTTGCAGTTCTCATCGTCTGCGAACAGAGCGATTTTTTTATCCAAGCGCACTTTCGCTTCCTGCAACTGCTCGTTTTTCTTGTTAGTGCGCTGGATATAGTCGGCAATGATTTCTATAGCCTTGTTTGTGTATTTTTCGACGTGTTCAGTCATGTGAACCACCTATCGCCTCAATCGTTTCCAACAACAACCGGCGGCGCGTATTTTCTGCAAAGTGACGGCGCCCGGTTTCTTTGTGGTAAAACTCGTTTTTGCCGACGACCCACATCCGCTCTGTCTGGTGCAGTTTTTTTACCTTCGGACCGTCTTTGGTGATCACGGTGCCGGTATGGGTTTTTACGATTGTCATACAGCCTCCCCAAGCACCCAGCGCAGAGCCGCCGCGTATTCACCGCTGGCACCTTCGAGGGCTTTTGTGATTTCTTTGCGTGATTTGAGACGCGGCTTTGCTTCACCGAGAATCTGGCGTTGTCGACGAGCTTTTTCGTGGCCATTAGTACCAGCTGTTGCCCGCTCGATTTCAGCGACTTTCTCCCGCTGTTCTTCGGGTTTAAGCGATGCCAGCTGACGCGCCTGGGTAACGGTAACTGTGCCAGCCTCTACCGCTTCCCTGACGGCCTGAGTGGCATCGAGAAGGGAAAGCGTTGCACGAACGGTTGAACGCTGCAGCCAAACAACACTGCAATGTCGTCCTCATCGAGCCCGCGGTCGAGCTGGTCTGACATTTTTTTAGCCCGGCCAAGCGGTGTATCAGGTCGACGAATTTCGTTTTCGCTGACCATATATTTAGCCATCTGATTTGCTGATCCGCGCTTAACTACTCCAGGTACAAGCAGTGGGTCTTTGCCTTCTTTCAGACGGAGTTTATTTGCCTCCAGGGTATGTTTAACGCGCTGACGGCCAACAACTACGCAGGTGAGCCCCGTTTCAGGGTCTTTCCAGACGATGATCGGCTCAAGTACACCCAGCTCCGCAATGTTCAGTACCATCCCTTCCTCAATAGGCAGGTGTACCCGCTCATCATAAAGTGGGTGGGTCTTATCGGTGACCAGGTGCAGGTTTTCAGGCTCGAAATTGAGCACGTTTGTTTTGCCGCTGGCACCGTATACATCGATTGAATTCTTAGCCATGAATAGCCTCCTGAACATCTAAAACTCGCTGAAAAACAGGACTGCCAAGCAGGCTGTAATTCATCCCAACAGCAACTTTCGGCACCAGGCCAAAACGCTTCATGTCAAAGTCGATGACGGCCCGCTGATCGCGGAAAAGCCCCAAACGACCATGCCGGACAACCTCGCCAGTCGCTTCTGCTTCGGCAAAATACCGCTGGACAGTAGCGCGGCTCAGCCCCAGTTTTTTCATTGCCTCGGCGGTCGTGAGTCGCCCCTGATGTCTGGTGATACGAATCACTGCGCGGACATACTCCCGGCGCTCAACAGCAGAAAATGCTCTAGCCATGTTTTCCTCACTTAACGACGCGCAGATGGCGGACGTTTTTGCGATAACTATCCCAGTCGAAGTTCACCCACATGCCGCCGTCCATCTGGAGACGGTCGAGAATGCGCGCGCCGAGGGTGTCCGTCAGAGATTCGTAGTTCAGGTTCGTCAGGATGCCGACCGGACGCATCGACGACAGGCGGCGATCGATAACCTGGTTCAGAATGACCTTTTCGCCGCTGCTGCCGCGCTGAATGCCTACTTCGTCCAGGATGAGCAGATCTACCCGGCAAAGGTCGTCCAGAAGCGAAGCCTCTGACTGCCCGTCGTCGTAGCACTCGCGAACACGTAGCATCAGGTCAGGAATAGTCACCACCAGCACAGAGCGACCACCAGCCAGCAGGTGATTTCCGATTGCGGCCGCCAGATGGTTTTTCCCGGTTCCCGGCGCTCCGCTGAATACGAAACTGGCGAACCCTGAACCGAAGTTCTGTGCGTAACTTTTCGCCATCGTGAGCGCCCGGCGCTGACCATCTCCTGCCACCTGGTAATTTGCGAACGTGCAGCTCCGATGTAGATCTTGAATTCCCGCTCGTCCGAATATTTTTTCAGCACGGGTACGCTGGTTTTGTTTTTCCAGTTCTTCGCAGCGTTTGCGCCCTTCCTCGGCCTGCCAGGTTCTCCACTCCTCTACACTGCCAAACTTAGGCTCTACACCCGGAGGGATGAGTTTTTTCAGCCGCTCCAGCGCACTACCAGTACCAATCATATTTTTCATCACTACCCCCTGAACCCACTCGGAATTAATTTATCTGGCTGGGATATTGAGTTCGGATCCCGTTTACCGGTTGGTACTTCGAAGCTCCACAACTCCTCGTAGTGCTTTGAGGGACCGAAAAACGTGGACGCTTGTTTCACGTACTCAGTGTTGAGTTTTCCGGCAGCAGTGACGTAATCCGCATATCGTCGAACACCATCGGTAAGCTCCTGCGCTGTTGCGCCTGATTTAATTCGGGCAGTCCAGGCTTTGAACGCATCGACCTTGCTATTGCCTCCTGCGCGCTTTGGGTATTCCCTCCAGGCCAGTTCAAATTCCTCCGGGTAACTGCTTTTCGGCTTTTCAGATGGAGCTTCATCGGAGGATCCACCATCTGGGGGGGTGGCGGAGCCATGCCCCGAAAGATCTTTATCTTGTTCTTGTTCCTGATCCTGTTCCTGTTCCTGATCTTGGCTTCGAAGCCCCTTCGAAGCCCCTTCTGGCGTTGGGCACGATTCGCGTTTGACATTCAGATGAAAATCATCCTTATAACGCTCGTAAAATAATGAAAGAAAAGGGTTTTCTGTAAGTGATGCATACTCACTCCTGACCCCCGCACAACGGTTATCACCTGGCTTTAATGCCTTGCCTACCTGGTAGGCGGCCATTTCATGCACCCAGACCATCTCTGTGTCCTCGTCATAACTACAAAACCCCGCTTCGATGGTGCTTTTAAGCCCCTTCGAAGCCCCTTCTAAGCCCAGCCCTGTTTCATGGGCGATATAGAGAATTGGCAGGTAATACAAACCGAGCATGTTTGCGTGTGGCGAGGTCATGAGATAAAACGAGACCACCTGCGCTTCAGCGCCTTTTTTCCGCAGTTCCCGACCTGTTTTCCCCAGCCAGAATTGCGGTGCGACTGTTGCATAGTCACGCATAGATACCCCTGAACTTATGACGTTGGTTTATCGGTCTTTTCTGCGTGTTGAAAGACAATATCAACCCACTGAAAGACACATTTTTGACAGATGGATACGCCGGGGCCGGCAATGAGAACGCCTGCAACCTCAATATTGCTCGCTCCGCAAAAGTAGCATTTATGGGTCGTTTGGGCGTTTACCTCAGTCTTTGTTCCTGACATACTTACCTCGCAATTACCTCTTCGTTTTTGCACCTGAAAGCCGTTGGTGTTACAGCACCGCGGCTTTCGCCTTTTTGATACCCGACATTACAAAACCCCCAGCATTGAAGTGACGATGGCCATCAGTGGCGCCGTTAGTTCTGGGTCAACCCGGAACATCTCGACAATTCCCTCGCTCAGTTCTTTCAGCTTTTGATGACGTGGAGCTCCCATGGCAACGGCAACCTTCGCTTCGCTGGTCTCTTTCTCCAGCCGTGCCAGTCGGGACATGAAATTGTCTTCAGGCAACAGGCGGTGGCGAAATTCCAACGGGAGGACGGCCATGATGGCTGGCGTCAGAAGACGCACATTCGCGCGATACTTTTCAGAATCGACCTCGTTATCCAGGTAACGGAAAAGCTTCTGGCGGGCGCGGCTGATGTCCGCGGGAAATTCAATTTCTTCCCCGCCCTGCTGGCGCCACTCATCGATGATGTATGCCGAAACAACATCCTGACCTTCAGCAGCGGCCCAGGCGCGAACGGCAGAACGAATGCCGTCGTGATCTGCCACTTTCGCCTGATTTCGCTTTATCAGAGCGCCGGGGTTGAATCCGGTATTTTGTTGAAAGGAAAGTGTTTGCATGGTCATCCCGCCAGATTTTGTGAAGACAAACCGTCGTTTGGATTTGGGTAAAGGTCTGGGCGAAGTTCATGCGGAGTAACGCCGGTTACCCGGAAGATTTGGAAAACCCGAGACTGAGGAACGGCTCCCCCATGGCGATGCTTCCAATGGCTAATAGTCATAGATGAGACGTCCAGTTTTTCTGCTAGCTTCGTTGCGTCACCAGCGATCTGTATGGCTTTTTCTAATGCGTTCATAAACCACTCCGTTAAAGTTACAGAGAGAATTAAACATTATGTTTATTTTAATGTCAACTTTATGAATGTTGAGATGGTAAACATTTAGTTTAAAATCGTGATATATGAGAAAAAATACGCACCAGTCCGACAACCCACAGGTCCAAAGGCTCAATGAAATAATTGAGATGAAGCGCATATCCAAAGCGGATATAGCGAGAATTTGTGGTGTAAGTTCGCAATCGGTTAACAACTGGTTTGTGCGGGGAGCGATCGGAAAGAGCTCTGCCATAAAGCTCGCTGATGCTCTTGGCGTAAGCCTTGAGTGGGTTTTAGGTCAGGACGTCGATGCAAATGATGGTTTACGCCCGGACGAGAAGCGGTTGCTGGAACTCTATAACCAACTCCCCAACGAAGAAGAGCAACAGAACATGCTGCGGATCGTATCTCTGCGGCTCAAAGAGCTCGATGAGTTGTATGCCAAGTACATGGGGCGGCGGATTAAGGGTGATGGCGAGTGACAGTTAAGGGCGGTCTTATGAGAATTGGTATAGCATTTCCGGCGAGCGTGTTCATCATTGCAGTCGCTTTTCTGGCGTGGTTCATTCTGGGTGGCTATGCGACTCCAGGTACATAAGGCAGATCCAACATGAGTGCAGATTTTAAAGAAACTTGCAGAATGGCTAGACAGCCAGTCCTCTGATGCTCCGCCTAAATAAGATTTAAACAATGCAGAGGAAGCATGTCTGACTTAGTTATCCCCATACTTATTACTTTGCTGATTATCGGGTTGGTTGGGATAGTCCTCAGGCTGGACAAAATTTTCTTCAAGCGAAGGAGTGGGCGGGATGACTTTGAGTAAGCCAGACCGGTAGTTCGATGTTTTTTGGTAATGCCGCAGACGTACAGGAAGCATGGATAGGCTGTTTAGGTTGGCGAAATTCATAATAATTATATGAGGGATGGTTATGGATGGTGGCACTTTACAGGATAGGTAATGACTCCAACTTACTGATAGTGTTTTATGTTCAGATAATGCCCGATGACCTTGTCATGCAGCTCCACCGATTTTGAGAACGACAGTGACTTCCGTCCCAGCCTTGCCAGATGTTGTCTCAGATTCAGGTTATGTCGCTCAATTCGCTGAGTGTAACGCTTGCTGTTAACGTGCAGCTTTCCCTTCAGGCGTGATTCATACAGCGGCCAGCCATCCGTCATCCATACCACGACCTCAAAGGCCGACAGCAGGCTCAGAAGACGCTCCAGTGTGGCCAGAGTGCGTTCACCGAAGACGTGCGCCACAACCGTCCTCCGTATCCTGTCATACGCGTAAAACAGCCAGCGCTGACGTGATTTAGCACCGACGTAGCCCCACTGTTCGTCCATTTCAGCGCAGACAATCACATCACTGCCCGGCTGTATGCGCGAGGTTACCGACTGCGGCCTGAGTTTTTTAAGTGACGTAAAACCGTGTTGAGGCCAACGCCCATAATGCGGGCGGTTGCCCGGCATCCAACACCATTCATGGCCATATCAATGATTTTCTGGTGCGTACCGGGTTGAGAAGCGGTGTAAGTGAACTGCAGTTGCCATGTTTTACGGCAGTGAGAGCAGAGATAGCGCTGATGTCTGGCAGTGCTTTTGCCGTTACGCACCACGCCTTCAGTAGCGGAGCAGGAAGGACATCTGATGGAAATGGAAGCCACGCAAGCACCTTAAAATCACCATCATACACTAAATCAGTAAGTTGGTAGCATTACCCGCGCCGGGTTTTTATTGCCCTACTCTTTCGGCAGCATCAGCACATCAAGCGCCAACTCCACAGCCAGATCCACCTGGTCTTCCTGCCACAACACCTGAATCATCTCTATCAGAGCCTCTCTTGACGGCTCTTGCTTTTCAACCAGTAACTGCATAACCGCTACCCCGATAACCTGCGCTATTTGCGGGTGCATCTCTGCGAAAAACTCATCCTCATACCGCATACCATTAGCCCTCATAGATGTTTTTAAAACCAAAGAATAGACCCATAAACATACTCCCTGCACTAACCCACCTCTCGCTATAAACTTTTTGTTTACGTTTAATTACTCATAATATTGACACAACATTAAACATTGTGTTTAATTAACTCCAGCAACACCCCACCAAGGCAGGACGCCCACGAAGTAGCTGCCCGGAGCATACGAATTCCGGGATGAGGTGGAAATATCAATGCGCAGTAGGTAGTAACGTTCCGCTGGCCGGCGACAAGGCAATGAGGGTGAGATGAGTAAGGTAAAGGTGGCGCCTATTGAACTCGAAATAGACGCCACGGAAGTAATCAATCAGGTCGAGGAACTACTGGGGTTACTTGAGCTTCCAGCCCGTTCCCTTGAAGGCATCCCTGAGGATGTCGTCAACCTGCTTTTTGACAACATCCGTCCCTTGCTTAACAACATCGTCCTTAGTGATTTCTCGACCACAGTTGGCACAACTGACGCCAACAAAATTTGTATCAAAGTCGAAAACATCGGGACGCTTGAGCATCTCGCTTCCGCAATCAGGGCAAGCAACTTTCATAGTTGTCAGTTTTGACATTTTTTATTTCCTTGCTGGCTGTGTGAGAACTACCAGCATACCACCGAGCCTGAAGTGGTTAAAAGACAGGCAAACATGAGGAGTTGGAATGAGCAAGCAAGGCATCAGAGCCCTGATCATTTCAGCAGTTATTGGGCTCTTCATCTGGATCGCGCTCTTCAGCGCACTGAGGGGATTGTTTCTATGAATGATTTCGCACGCAAACCCGCTCGTCAGCAGGCTGTTCGTTTAAATCCGCTGTCGGCTTTCATCCGCCGGGTGTGCTACATGCTCGCGCAAAAAGGAGGCCCTTCATGAGCACGATGTTTGCCCTGGTTCTCACCGTCAGCATGCTGACGGGCGGTAATCAGGATGTCCTGCTCGGCGTTTACGACACTGAGAATGACTGCAAGGCAGCTGCAGAAGAGCAACACGTGAAAGCTGAATGTTATCCACTGAAAGGTTTACTGGACGAGCATCCGGCCGGGTTCACGGTGCAAATGTAGGGGGAAGAATGCAGAAGAAATGCGGTTACTGCAGTAAAGCAATCGAGGGAAAGCCAGTGGTAAGCACCCTGTTGTACCTCCAGGGGAACCAGCTAGCACGGAAAGAAAAAGAGTATTGCTCTGAACGCTGCGCCTCTTACGACCAGATGGCGCACGAGAGCTAACGTAAACCCGCCGAAGCGGGCTGTACGTCCGGTGCCACCGACCAAAGTTACACCGGAAATTACCAAAACCAATGACCACCCTAAATGGGCGCTACCAATGGCCCGGGGGATTCTACATCCAAAATAGAGGCTATCACATGGAATATTTTTATCTGATAAAAGCGACTCAAAAATCGGGTAAAGCTGATGCCGTAATCTGGCGCACTAATAAATCAGAAGCCCGCGCTCTACTGCAGCTCGACGTCGATCTGGAAGACGCTGGGATCGAAACAGGCCGCGGCAAAGACTATCAAAAACCTATTCGCACCGATTTCCCGGTATTCAACGACCTGCCAGCGGAGGGTGTTCTCGATTACTCATGGTGCGAACGCTACCAGCTCGGCGACGATGGCCGCACCTGGACTCTTAAGCCAGGACTGGCGCCTGCTGATGTTCATCACGGCGATAATGCCGGAGTATCCTCTGAGGCCGTTACTGGAGAGCTGGTTGATGCCAATACTACTGGCGACGCGGCACAAGATGAGACCGTGGAAACTTTCGGTAGCGATGAATACCAGGACGATTCAAGCGCGCTTTTTAACGTGGCAGAACTCCCCTTTCGCGCTCAGCTGCTGGCGCAGTATATGGCCGAAGAGAGTCACGTTTATCATATCAGCATGCCTCACCGGCAGGAGCTGTCAGTTCTGGAAATGGACACTGATAACGCAGCCGTCCAGGATCTGATTCTGGCCGCCGAGAATATCCCTGAAATCAAAAAATACGATATGCCGACGCTCTGGAAATTCACCAGTGCCAATAAAAAAGTCTTCCCGGAAGGGAAACGGCATGAGCTCGGCAAACGTATTCAGTTTGCAAAGCTGTGGTTCGCCACGAACGCGATCGACCGCGGCATTCTCACCAGGGAATGGGCTGCCGGTAACTGCATTTCTTCGGTTTTGAAAACTGATGCAGGAACTAATGCTGGCGGCGGTAATAAAACCGATCGCAACCCTGACTACACCCATACCCTTGATACGCTCGATGTAGAAATAGCCCTGGCCACAATGCCAATGGATTTCGATATCTACAATTTCCCGGCATCAATTCACCGCCGGGCCAAAGAGATCGTTCAGAAGAAAGAAAGTCCGTTCAAGGAATGGTCGGCAGCGCTGCGCAAGGTTGCAGGCATCCTGGATTATTCCCGCGCCGCGATTTTTGCCCTTATTCGTGGCGCCACCAGCGACATTCATCATTTCCCGGTAAGTCTGCAGACCTATATCAATGCGAACCTGACCGAGCATAAGCATGACGCCCCTTCTGCTGAGACTCTTGAAAAAGCTGGTCATGTTTCATCTGCCGCCGTCACTCTGGACGCTGTGAAAAAGGCTATCGATGGAGATGAAGGTGTGCCTGACCTGGAAACTCTCCCAACTGACTTTCAGGTAATTGGCACCGAACTGGTGAAAGAAGCTCAAAAGAAACGCCCTGACGCTAATCAGGTTCTGGCCGCCGAACGTGGCGAATATGTCGAAGGCATCAGTGACCCCACGGATCCGAAGTGGATAACCGAAGACCTGACCAAACCCAAACAGCCTGAAGTTTCAAACATGTGCAATGGTGTTTTTTCGATTGATGGTCTGATGGATAGCCAGCCAGCACCAGCACTTTCTATCGTGGACCAGGCGCGCCAGCGCGCTGCAGAAGAAAAATTACATCCAGCTAATTCCGGGGAAACCACCAGCGATGTGCAGATGGAAACGGCTCAGCCGGTCGAAGACGAAAATGATAATGCGGTATCAGCAGGCGAAGGCGCTGATGAGCCTCCTGCGCAAACAATTGCCGTGAACATGAGCAAAATACTGGCTGAACGCTGCCCGGATCTTACCGCCGAAGTGCTGAAAAGCCAGGTTTCAGAGAGTGCTCATAGCGATGAAGAGGAAGAGGCTGAACAAGCAGCGCCAGCATGGCCGGAGTATTTCGAGCCTGGTCGATATGAAGGCGTGCCAAATGAGGTCTACCACGCCGCTAACGGCATCAGCTCCACGATGGTTAAAGATGCCCGGGTATCGCTGATGTATTTCGAGGCGCGCCACGTATCCAAAACCATCCAGAAGGTGCGCTCTCCTGTTCTGGATATGGGCAATCTGGTGCATGCACTGGCGCTGCAGCCTGATCAGCTGGAAAAAGAATTCAGTATCGAGCCGGAAATCCCGGAAGGTGCCTTCACCACGACGGCGACGATCCGCGCATTTATCGACGAATACAACAACGGGCTTCCGGTTTTACTCAGCGCAGATGACATCAAAAGATTCCTGGAGGAATACAACGCGAACCTGCCCGCCCATGTTCCCTTGGGTACATCAGTTGAAGAAACCGGCCAGGGTTATATGTCTTTACCTGCTGAGTTCCAGCGCATTGAAGACGGTCAGAAGCAAACCGCCACCGCAATGAAGGCCTGCATCAAAGAATACAACGCCACCCTGTCCGCCCAGGTGAAAACCAGCGGTGGCCGCGATGCCTTACTGGAACAGCTGGCGCTTATTAATCCTGACATGGTTGCTCAGGAAGCACAGAAGGCGCAGCCCCTGAAAGTCTCTGGCACAAAGGCCGATCTGATTCAGGCCGTGAAATCGGTAAAACCGGATGCCGTGTTTGCCGACGAGCTGCTGGATGCATGGCGCGAGAACCCGGAAGGAAAAGTGCTGGTTACCCGCCAGCAGCTGGCTACGGCACTGGCCATTCAGAAAGCACTGTTGAATCACCCGACCGCTGGCAAGTTGTTGACGCACCCGAGCCGTGCCGTCGAGGTGAGCTATTTCGGCATTGATGAGGAAACCGGGCTGGAAGTTCGCGTGCGCCCTGACCTTGAGATAGACATGGGCGGCCTGCGCATCGGTGCAGACCTTAAAACCATCAGCATGTGGAACATCAAGCAGGAAGGCCTGCGCGCGAAGCTGCATAGAGAAATCATTGAGCGCGATTACCACCTCAGTGCGGCTATGTACTGCGAAACCGCAGCCCTTGACCAGTTCTTCTGGATATTCGTTAACAAAGACGAGAACTACCACTGGATCGCCATCATCGAGGCATCCGAAGAACTACTGGAACTCGGCATGCTGGAATACCGCAAAGCTATGCGCGCGATCGCGAACGGTTTCGACACTGGCGAATGGCCGGCGCCAATCACTGAGGATTACGCCGAAGAACTCAACGATTTTGATTTGCGCCGTCTCGAAGCGCTGCGCGTACAGGCATAAGGGGATATGACGATGGAAAACACCAATATTGTTACCACTGAGCAACAGGCTCCAAATACCATTTCTGCCAGTAACGCCATCTTCAACGTGCAGGCGCTCGGCCAGCTAACGGCATTTGCAAACCTGATGGCAGATTCTCAGGTGACGGTACCTGCACACCTCGCGGGTAAACCAGCCGATTGCATGGCGATCGTTATGCAGGCAATGCAATGGGGCATGAATCCCTACGCAGTAGCGCAAAAAACGCATCTGGTAAACGGTGTGCTTGGGTATGAAGCCCAATTGGTCAATGCGGTAATCGCCAGCTCAAGCGCCATTCATGGCCGCTTTCACTATCGTTACGGAGGCGACTGGGAGCGCTGCACCAGGACTCAAGAGGTCACCCGGGAAAAGCACGGCAAAAACGGGAAATACAATGTCACCGAGCGTGTACGAGGCTGGACAGATGAGGACGAAATCGGGTTATTCGTCCAGGTCGGCGCGATTCTGCGCGGTGAATCGGAAATCACCTGGGGGGAGCCACTTTATCTCTCTGGAGTCGTCACACGTAATTCTCCTTTGTGGGTTTCTAACCCGAAACAGCAAATCGCTTATCTGGGCGTCAAATACTGGGCGCGGCTGTATTGCCCGGAAGTCATCCTGGGTGTTTACAGCCCGGATGAGGTTGAACAAAGGACCGAGCGAGAAATAAACCCGACGCCAGCGCAAAGAATGTCTGTGGCAGAGATCACCAGCGGAACAGACATCACCACCAGCGCGCAGGATTCAGCTCTCAATATTGATTCCCTGGCAGATGATTTCCGTGACCGCATTGAGCGCGCCGAATCGGTCGACGCAGCAAAAGCCATCAGGGCGGATCTGGATAAAGAGAAAGCTGTGCTGGGCACTGTTCTCTTCACCGAGCTGAAAGGTAAAGCCGTGCAGCGTTATTTCATGGTTGACGCCAGAAACAAAGTTGAGGCCGCGATCAACTCTCTACCTAATCCCGGAGAACCGGAAGCCGTCGAACTGTTTGCTAAAGCTGAAGGCATTCTCAACGGCGCGAAACGCCACCTCGGTGATGAACTGTATGACCAGTTCCGCATCACCCTGGACGACATGAAACCGGAATACGTGGGCTAACCAGATCGGGAGAGGAAACTCTCCCGATAAAGGAATGTATATGCGATTGATTAACCGAAGCAGACACTCCCCTCTGGGCCGCCAGGCGTGCGATGCCGCGCTGGCAAAACACGTTGAGCTTTATGGAGCTTACGGGCGACAGAAAACGAAGAGAACTTATACGGTGGTGGTTCAAGGCTCAAAGATCACTGTAGAAGTTGTTAACAGAAAAAGTAGCTATGTGGCCACAGCCATGAGCTGCGCACGCCGGCTACACCATCTGCCTGGACAATGTAACTAAGGGGTTTTTATGACTAATACATCTCATAAATCAGATGAAATTTTGATAACCGATGACGTTCTGTCCAGATACAAAATATCGCGCAGCACACTCTATTTCTGGAGCACCCCATCCCGGATGCCCTCTTACTTTGCTCAGCCATTCCCGCAGCCTAAAATAAATGGCAGCCCTAAAAGGTGGAGACTTTCAGACTTGCTGGCCTGGGAAGATAACGTGGGGATCAAACCAGAGACTGACCAACCAGCTTCTCAAGATGATCCTGCCAAACAGCAAGCCAGTGACGCTGATCATCCAGATAATCATGCAGGTTATAACGTGCCATGA